GTAGTCAGGGTTTTGGAAATCAATTGGTAAGTTTTCAATTAACGCGCCAGGCAAAGGCTCAGGCTTAGTTGTTTCATCTTTTTGATTTGCAATAGGATTATCGCCTGGAGTTGTTGCATCCTTTATCTGACGAATTTCCTGAACGATGTCATCTACAAGCTGCGCTTCTTCTTGAGAAGGGACTCCACCTTGCGCATCAATAAGCTTATTAAGGTTATCGTTGTTGCCGTTTACAGAGTCATAGATATTTGCAACCACGCGGTTTGGGTCTAGCCCAGCTTCCCAGATAGCATTGAAGAGAGCCTCTGCAAGAACGTACTCTGCACCTGCGCTAAACTCTAGCTGTCCTGCACCTGAAGGATTGCCCAAGGAAACCTGTGGGATATCTACGTTGTCTTGAATATCAGCAGGATCAACCATGTCGTTATTGTCATCAACGTTTGCATTGAGAATTTCAGCAAGTGCTGCATCTGTAGAGTTCCCAAGTAGCGCCTGTGACAAGGCTTGAACAAGTTCCTGTGGTGTAAACTTAGTTGCTAACTTACTTGGGTCGTCTGTAAAATCTTTACTTGCCTCATCTACGCGGCCTTCAGGAGAGTACTCAACGGTGTTAAACTTAAACGCTCCATCTGGAACATTAAATCCATTAAATAAGCCTGGAGCTGAAGGCACGTTAGGGCTAGGAGTCTTAGGTGGAGTTCCTCCTGATGGAGGAGTTGACGGCTCGTCTGTAATTTTCTTAGCAGTAGGCGGTGTATACTCGATTGGATTATCTTTTGTAAACGTCTCGTTGAGGTAGTCAACAAAATCTGGAAGTCCTTCAGTTTCAATCTGGTTCCATGAGTCAAAAGCTTGTGAAGGACCACGACCGTCTGTTCCTGGCTCTGGAATCCAACCGCCTGCGTGTCCGGCGATGTACGTGCCGTCTTCATTTAGACGTGCGATAACTGGGTACGTCCCACCGTCGCGTAGTGGAAGTTCACGTGTGTAAGCTCTATCGTTATTCGCATCGCGCACCCAGCCTTCCGGCACTGGGTTACCGTTAAGATCATTACTGCCAAGCGGCTGTGGTGCAGGCTTGCCTGCGTCAATTTCCTTGTTTTCTTGAGCACGTTGCTCTTGCATCTTGAGAAGATCTTCAGCACTGATAATATCTTTAGCGTCTGCTCCAGGAATTCTACCAAGAGGAAGTTTATCACTTTCAATAAGTGCAATTTCTTTATCAAATGCTGGCTCGTCTTTAGTGATAGCCGCGTTAACCTCTGCCCAGTCGCGCACTCGAGCGATAGCATCTCCAGCCGGACGGCCATCTGCATTTAAGCGCAGTACTGAATATGGTTGACCGTTGCGCAAGATGACAGCATAGTTATCATCTGATACAAGATATGCTCCTCTATCTGCCCAGCCAATTGGCGCTTCTCTTCGAGTCGCGGCAAGATCTGCTAGGCTAGGAATGTCTGCGTCAAGTTGATCTTTAAATGAAGGATTTTCAGGAGCAGCGTATCCAGGAATGCGTGCTTGATACACCGCTGCGTTATTACTGTTAATAACATAGAGCCCTGGCTCAAGTCCAGGTACCCCTGAAACTTCAATAAGCCCTGAGTCTGCGACAAGTGACGGGCCTTTAGATGTATTCTCTACGCGGGTGGTTCCGCCTGCTCCCACGTAGTTACCGCTGGCAACTTGGATCGAGCCGTCAGGCAAACGGAAGCGGAAGTTTACACCGCGTCCCATTTCAACCCAGCGACCTTTCTTGTCGCGCCACTGTAAAGCTACGCGAGCTCTACGAGCTGCAGAGGAGTTGCCGTCTGAGAAAGCAGCAACAAGGGCAGAAAGGTTATCAACCTTAAAGTAAGACGCGAGAAGAGTCTTGTTAGCAGCAAGCCGCGCAAACGCATGTTCACGCTCTACAGAACCTGGAGCTGCAGCGTGAGCTGATGCGACTAGCGGACGAATAGACTCGTTGATAGAAGGATCGGCTGCAATCCACTGAGCGTTCTTCTTAAGAAACTCTTCAAAAGAGATAGAAGCGTTAAGCGCAGAAAGAGGGTGGCCTGCAACTAGAAGATCAGTGTTATCTGTTTGGCTAGCTGTAAATGTTTTTGTAGCGACATTGAGGAAGCGTGATACCTCTTTAAGAACTGCAAAGCTGCGTGCTTCATCATTTAGCGCTGAGAGATCTGCAACCGCACGGTTCATTACAATAAGCGCAGAGCGCGGAGTTACTTGACGCTCTTGAGGGACCTTATAGTTTGCCTCGGAGACAAGTTCAAGAACCTGCTCGTGAAGAGAAAGAACAGGTAGGAAGTTACTGTCGTTCTTCTTACGTGCAGCCTTGCGCTTTAGCGTACGCTCGATCTTCTCGTTTAGAGGCGCATCCATTACACATTTCCCTTACGCTTCTTTGGAAGTAAATCTGCGTCCTTTGATTCATATAGCTTTGTCGCAAGTGTGTATGCTCGCTCAAAAGGTATGTCCCCGTCTCTTACACCGCGTAGCCATGCACCGCGTAGGGCAGGGATTGCCTCATAGCCTAATGATGAGTACTCAGCCATTGCGTGAATAGCGTGCTCAGGTGAGCCGTACTCGTCTGCCGATCTAAGTGCGATAGATAGAAGTTCATGTTGCATTATTGAAGCCTCTGCACGAGAGGATCTAGGATGCGCCTTAGGCAAAAGATCATTGTCCTGCTTGTAATTTGGATTTGCAGGTGAGCCAGACTTTAAGAGTTTAAGGAACGCATTAACACGAGCCATAGCCCAACCGTCACGAGTCATACCTGGTCGATGGCTAGATGAGAACGCACCTGAGCCTCTACGATACACGGCCTTTAGCATTGGAAGCGTTGCCTTACGTCCAGGCTTTGTATTCTTGTTATGAGCTTCTACCTTATTGCGAAGGCTTGCCTCTGTTCTTGCAGAGAAAACAATCTTCTTAGATCCAGCAGCAGATCCTGGCTTGTTTTTCTTTGAGCCGTGAATGCGATCTTTCTTTGGAGCAGGGCGTGAGCCTGCCGCAGTGATTGGACCGCCAACTGCCCATGCATTGCATGTACGAGAAGCTGCGCACTTAAAGTCAAGCGCCTCGCAATATCCAAGGTCAGCCTTGTCAATTGCTGCATCCGCATCTGCCTGGCTAGAGTCACCTTGCTCTAATCCTTGAGCAATGCAGTCGAGCATCTTTGGAGTGCGAATAAAGAAGACACAGTTTCCGCAGACGCTAGTCTTTGCTTCCTCTGGAGTTGTCTTCCACTTGTCAGCCTTTTCTTGCCAAAATTCATCATTTGGTTCGTTTGGATTCAACGGGCCGTAGCCAACGTTGTCGATTGCATTTTGACGATTCTTCAAGTTAATTTGAATATCCTGTGTTGCAACAGGGCATGCGTCATCCTCTGCTGCAGCAACAATAACTTCTCCGTCGCTGTCGTCTGCTCCGTCAACGTTAACTACGCCGTCAGGGATAACTGCAAAGCGGCACTTGCCATCGTCTTCAATTGTAGGTGCAATAATCTTGCAGACGCCAGGAGCTTCATAGAGTACACAGTTGATGCATTTAACACCAATCTCCTTGTACTCGTTTTCAGCCGCAGGAGTGTATCCTGCCCAGATGCCTGTCTTGTCCTCATTAAACTTTCCGTACTTGTCTGCAATCTCTAGGAGAGCTGCAGCAAGATCTTGCTCCTCGGCAACGATGACGCCTGCTGCTTGAAGAGCTTCTACCTGTTGCTCTTGAAACGAGAAATACATGTCCTGTGAGCTATATTGTCCGTACTCGTCTGCAGATAGACATTGAGTGCATACGCAGTCGGAGTCACATAGGCAGTAGCCTTCGTCAACACCTGGGCATACGCAACCGGCAGGACCACAAAGTGGGCAACCGTCTGCATCGTTCATAAGCTGCTCAACAACAGGAGAAACTCCTGCGTCTAAAAGTTCAGCAGCTTCAGATTTTCCCGGCATACCGGAATCTGTAGATGTAAGATATGCGCTAATTTGCCAGCGCCACTTTTTATGCATGTCATCACGCTCCGCTAGGAAGTTAAGAACGCCTTGCTCGTTGTAGCTAGTTGCAACCTCGATTGATTGACCAATAACTGCAATAAGAACATCGTTAGCTGCGTAAAGATCTGCAAGCATAGCCATAGGGTCGTTTCCGACTTCCATGTCCTGTGTTTGGTTTAGATCAATAAAGTCTTGAAGCTTGTAAGGAGCGTTGTTTCCCATCTTAAGCATTAGCTCTGCTAGAGGGTCAACTGAGCTATAAACATCCTCATAGATCTCCTGGAAGAAGTCGTGGAACTCTGCAAAGTCACGGCCCTTCACGTTCCAGTGATGCCCATGTGCCTTGAAGTACATAGTAACCGCGCTGCCTAGAACTACGGCAAGTGAGCTGCTAAGTTCTGATCGGCTAGAGTCTTGATTTTCGTACATTACTTATCTCCTTCTTGTGGCTCTTGTAATGCTGGTGGCAACTCTTCTTCTGCCGGGGCAGGAGGAGTTGCGTTATCTAGAAGCTGTTGAATTTCAGGAGGAACGGGTGCGACGGACTCAGCCTGTTGTGCATCACGGACAGACTTCATAACGTCTGGAGCGATTGCGCCAATCATTGCCTGGGTAAGCTCCGGTGAGAGCGTGCCCTTCTCTACAAGCATGCGAATTGCAAGCTCTGTTGGGTCCGGTGCGTCAGCGGCCGCAAAACCGTGAGCGCGACGCCATGTCTCGTATGAGACTGCCATCTTTTCAAATCCTGAATCAGCGTCGGCAGCTCTGTCATTACGAGTGGCAACCTGTGAAGGATCAAACCAGACGGTAATGCGTCGAACGTCCTCCTCGGCAAATCCTCCCGCCAAAAGCGCAGGGCGTAAATACGCAACTGTAAGCGCGTCGGCGATAAGAAGCATCAAAGGCTCAATATGGGACTTGTATAGTGCTTCATCAATTTGAAGAGCGTTCGAGTATTTCACATTGGCAAGACCAGTAACTACATCCTTTGGAACATCTAGACCTTGAAGGATACGTTCTAGTACACGATCCGCACGTTGAGCCAAGGCAGGGTCGAACGAACGCTCAAACTTAAACTGCTTAATCTTGTCGCCAAGCTCTGCAGGTCCACGAATAATAAGTGGAACTACCGCGGATGCGGAGTCCTCGTCACGAATTGGGGTCGTCATCGCATCCATGAGTTGATCCTCAAACTCGTCCGCTGCCTCCTCAGCTGTTAAGCCAGGATTCAAATCGTTTTCGTCATCATATGGATAATCTGGATCCGGTGACGCGGCAACCGCAAGACCGTCTGGTAGATACAGAGCGCCCGCGTTTAGACGCGAGCGCGCTGTCGCACGAAACGTTCTATTAAGCAAAAGTAGCTCTGAGCAAAGATCAAGTAGACCGCGCAATGACGAATCAGCCTCTTCAGAGTAGCGTGGGTGAGCTCTCCAGATACGACCAACAAACGCCGTGTTAGGAAGTTTAGCTGCTCCAGCGCCGGAGCGAGAAGATGAGGTTCCGATAACGTCGCGACGTGGAACGATGACATACGCGTTCTTGGAGTCTAGTTGAAGCTCGTCTGTTGAGCGAATATCCCAGGACTCTCTAATTCCTGAGCCTTTACGCTCTGGTGATTGAACAAGATAGCACTCGCCTGTAACTGAAAGATTAAGGGCTGCATCCTTTAGAAGACCCGCTTGCCCGCCGTATGCGGAGTCTAAGCGCGATAGAGCGCGCTCTGCGGCTGCGGCAAGACGTGAATCAATGACGTTGCTATCGCGTGCAGGAACTGGACTCTCCGCAGGGTTATCAACTACGGCCGCGTATAGACGAATACGTGAAACTACAGATGCAACAAGGTTAAAGGCGTACTTGATCTCGCCGATGGCGTCGTAGTACTCCCACGCCTCAGATTGCCAGTCACTGGATCCTCCAGTGCGGCGTTGCTTAAATCTTTCGACCTCACCCTTGTCGTTAATCTGCAGTTGAACTGCGGCGGCTGTAAGAGCGCGAGGTGCAGAGTAAGGAACGGTCTGGGCGTAGGTGACACCTTCATAGACTACAGACGTTGGCTGTGCCTTGCGAGGTGCCTGCGCGGTGATACGACGAGTACGGGCAGGGTTGCCTGAAGGCTTATTACTATTATCCTTAGAGAATAGTCCCACGTGATACTCCTCGTCGTTGGCTAACGGAGCGCCAAATCATTACTGATCCAAACGCGCAGTTATAAGTCCTGCTATAGCAGACAGGGTAAATATACACCCAACTAGGATAGTGGCACTTGGAAATAGAGCGTAAGAAAACACAATCGGGAGCGCAACCCATAGAGACATGCACCAGGAACATGTGAAGAGATATCCGATGTGGGAAGAGCGTGGAGACTTTCTATCCCAGATCCAGTCACGGACTGGAGCTAGTATCTCGTCCAAGACGATGAGCCGTGTTAGTCTGTAAACAAATAAGGATAGGATAACAACATGCGCAAACGGCATGTTCTCAATCATGTACGTGTCTATGTTCATTCGGTAGGGTCCTTTACTGAGTCCATTGTTATATAAGGGCTCCAAGATCGCAGTCTGCTGCCGCAGGTTGAGCAACCTTGGGTCTTGCGAAACGCTATAACCTTCCCTGACGCCATAAGCGCCTGGGAATCTATTGATTTATCTCCTGACCAGTTAAGGTTAGAAATTTTCTCGCGGAAAATTAGCCGCGGTCCTGAGTGATGATCTCCTGCGACCATAAAGACTAGCTCTCCGTGGTCGTTTTGAAGAATCACAACGCGGACGCGTTCTAAAAACTTGTTGCCGCTAGGAACGTGGGAATACTGTGTAGACGCGGTTGTAAAATCCTCTAGGACTCCCGGCGCAATCGCAACTATGGTTGCTGGGAAGAAATCGTGAATGATCTTCATTGTGTAAGCGCCTTATCTACTCTGCGTTTCATCGCGCGATAGGTAACTCCTGAAGCACGGGCTAACTCTGAAACGGTAACACCTTTATTGTAGAGAAGTCCTGCGATACTTGTTA